GCAGTCACCCTTGACGTGGAGTGCCGGGCCGGTTCCGGCGCTCATCCAGGCGATCACGTTCTCGATCTGGACGTCCCGCGCGTCCTCGATCATGATCGCGTCGAGGTTCGCGGACGCCCCCGACGCCACCCCCATCGATGTCGCCTGAAAGTCGGTGATCGTGCAGTTCATACGGCTCGACTGTGCCGCATCGCCGAAAAACCGCACCCCGCCGGCGCACTCGCTCACATACACCTGGCCGATGGTTCCGCCGTCCGGATTCGATGTCGCCGACGCGGATGTCGACTGGAACTGGATGGCCCAGCCGTTGATGTTGAAGAAGGAGCAGCGGTTGATGCGGGGCCGGCGCACTCCTATGACACGGATGGCGTCAGCGGCCGGATTGCTGGTCGTTGTCGTATTGTCACCTTCGAACCGCAGGTCGATGACGCCGCAGTCCGCTGCGGTGATGTTCACCATCGTGGCGCCGGTGAAGTTCGCCCCCAGCACCAGCTTGCTCGATCCACCGACACCCCGCAGTGTGACGCCGGCGGTGGTGATGGACAGAGCGTCGCTGTCGAGGAGGTAGCCGTCAGCGGTTGGCGGCAGGTACACGGTCCCGCCAGCCGGTGCGGCGGCGATCGCGGCCTGGATAGCGTCGGTGTCGTCAGTGGCGCCGTTACCGAGCGCCCCATACTCGGTGACGTCGACCCCCACCTGCGTCAGGCGCTGGTCGAGTTCCAGGAACCGTTCATTGACGGGGACATCCCACTGAGTGGTGCCTGCGGGGATGGGAGTCATGGCCATGGTTATTCTCCGAATCCGCAGTCGCCGAAGCCGCCCTCACCGAAGCCGGGGTCGAGGTCGCAGCACTGGTCTGCCGTGGGGGTCTGAGCGAACGTGGCCTGCGAGGTGAGGGATGCGGCGCGCAGCAGCCGGTGGTGCCGGTCACGGAAGACGAACGTGCCATCCGGTGCGATGTACGCGATCGACGGCGGCCCTTCCGAGGCGAGGAGTTCAGTGAGCATGTCGAACGCGTCGTCCTGGCTGGCCCACCACCACGGCACGTGCGTTGCCCCCAGATCGAGGTCGCGGGGCGCGGTCCAACCGATCGTGTCGAGGATGACGCCGACAAGGGTGCCGGTGCGCTGTGCCTCGTACAGGCCGGTGCTGATCTTCGTGCCGCGCAGCAGGGCGAGCCCGTCGAGGCCGGTGATGACGGCGGAGCGGTCGCCGCGGTCGGTGCGGATGTCGAAGGTGTCGACACGCCCCTTCATCAGCGGATAGAGGACGTTGTCGATGACCTCTTCCACCTTGATGGGCGCGGCCGGTGCAATGTCGTTGCCGATCGGGCTGTCGGGGTTCTCGGGAGAGTAGATACGGTCGGCGTTGCACAGGCTCATCCCGAGGGTGCCCACAGCGGGGGGCGACAGGGCTCGGGCCTGGTCCCGGCCGTACTGGAAGGTGACGGGTCCGGAGGCAAGGACGTCGTCGGTGACGTTCTCGGCGGTGTCGTTGTAGTCGCCGTCGTCGTTCCAGTCGATGGCGACGGTGTAGCCGTCGTCGAGGGTCGGCTCGATGTTGAAGTTGTCGAACTCGGCGTAGATCCCGGTCGGTCCGCCGCCTGTCACGGCGGGGCTGCAATGTGCGAGGAGCTGCACCTGCAGATCGGTGTCGGACACCCATGCCGGGGAGGTGTCCGTGTACTGGTTGTCCCAGGTCCGGCCGTCGGCAGAGGTGTCCCAGTACAGGGTGCCCGCATCCTCACGGATCCGGATCCACGCGTGCTGCGCGGGGTCGTAGGGGATGGTGCGGCCGCCCTCGTCGACGAAGCCGACGTGCAGGGTCATGAGGACAAGGCTGGAGGCGGCGTCGATCTGGAACACGGCCTGGGTTCCCACGACGCCGGACAGGACGAGGAGCTGGCAGTACGCCTCGACCATGCCGGCGCCGGGCGGCGGGAACACCTGGACAAAGGCGTGTGAGTCTTCCAGCTGGTAGACGGCGGCGGATGCGTAGGCGGCGAAGTCGATGTCGCAGGGCACCCGGGCCCGGCCCCCCACTTCGGTGGGCAGGCCGCCGGGGCCGTCGTTGTAGTTGTCCGGCCACTTGACCGGGTCGACGATGTTGTCGTCGAAGTCGTCCTGAAGATCCTCGATGGCCGGCATCTCAGGCGGCCTTCAGGCTCTTGGGGATGCGGCCCGTTCGTGCGGCGTTGTCGAGGGATTTGACGAGCCAGTTCTGCAGCTCCATCTGGGAGCCGACCGGACCCTCTGCGCGGAAGTTGAACGTCGGACTGTAGTTGATCACCGTTGGGCCGGTACCGGTACGCATGGCTCCGACACCGAGGGCGGGCGGCGGTGTGAGGCCCAGTGAGGCAGGCAGGAGATTGGGTGCCCCGGAAGTGACAGCCGAGGCGATCCGGGTCATGGCCTGGTCGATGGCGGGGACCATGCGAGTGATGCCGCCCTCCAGCCCGAGGACGGTCATGCGGCCGACGGCCGCCATGACCCGGCTCGGGGATTTGATACCAAGCGCCTTACGGATCGCTTTCTGCATGCCCTTGGCGATGGACAGCATGAGCTTCTCGATGTTCTTCTGCTGTGCCTTCAGGCCGGTGAGGAAGCCCTGTCCCGCTTTCTTCCCTGAGTCGTACAGCAGGTCGGCTCCCTGCTTGCCCAGCTTGCTGGACGCGGATCCGATCTGGGACTGCAGCTTGTTGAACCGCTTGATGGTGGCCGCGTCCGCGCCTGCGAGGGAGGCGGCGAACTGGGCTCCGGCCTCTGGCCCCATCTCCAGGATCTGCCGGATCAGAGCCTTGCTGAGGCCCTTCTTCTGCAGCTTGGCGATGTTCGCAGTGAACGCTTTGATCTTCGCCAGTGACTGCTTCATCCGCTTCTCGACGTAGCTCGGGGCGAAGAAGTCTTCCTGCACGATCGACGACAGGGAGCCGGTGGCGCGGGCCTTGGAGGTGAGGTCGGCAGCGAACTTCTGGGCGTCGGCGATCTGCTTGCCGATCGCGTCCCGCTGCTTCGCCAGCGACTGCAGCTTCCGGTTTCCGGACTGGACCAGCGCGACGAGGCGGTCGTCGACGCGGGTGTTGCGGCCGCGGAAGGCTCTGGTGATGGAGGTGGCGATTTTCTCGGCCGTGGATTTGATCTTTGCTTGGGTTCCGGTCAGGCCCTTGATGAATCCCTGTCCGGTCTGCTTGCCGATGGTGGCGAACACTTTGGAGGGGCTGCTGATGCCGAGGGCGTTCTTCGCTGCGCTCACCGCTCCGCCGACGACGCTCTTCGCTGTGGACGCCAGGGCGCCGGCCATGCTCCTGATGCCGCCGATCATGCCGCGCATCAGGTCGGCGCCGGCTCCGGACAGGAGGCTGCCGATGCCGCCGAGCGCGCCACGGATGCGGCCGGGGATGCCGCGGACGAAGCTGATGGCGTTGGATGCGCCGGAGGAGATTGCGGAGCGGAAGCGGGACAGCGCTGACGTGGCGACGGAGGCGATCATTCCTCCGAGGGAGGTGAGTGCGCCGCGGGCGCGGCCGGGCAGTCCGCGGAGGAACGCGATCGCTGTGTTGGTGCCGGAGACGATCGCGGCGCGGAAGCGGTTGAGGGCGGTGGTGGCGATGCGGGCGATACCGCCAGCGAGGGAGGCGAGGGCGGAGAAGGCCATGCTGGGCAGGCGGGTGAACCAGGCGATGATGCCGTTGACGAGGTCGGGGACGATGCTGTTCCCGATGAGGATGTTGTACAGCCACTGGAAGCGGTCGACGACGCCTTGGACGATGGAGCCGACGATGCTGCCGATGCGGGACAGGGTGCCGGTGAAGTGGGCGACGACGCCGCTGACCAGTGCTTTCAGGGAGTTCCAGGCGGCGGAGAAGTCGCCGCGCAGGAGGTCCGTCACGAGCCGCAGCGCAGGCATGATCAGGTTGGTCAGGGTGGACGCGAGTTGCCCGGCGAGCGCGGAGGCGAGGGTCACCACCACGTTGATGATCGGCTGGATGGCGGGGAGCAGGGCGCCCATCAGTTGGGTGGAGAGCCCGGCGACCATAGCGATCAGGGGGGCTGCCTGCACCATGAGTTGCGCAACGGATTGACCCAAGCTGACGAAAGACGGCGCGAGTTGGATGAGAAGGTCGCCGAGGATCTGGATCCCCATGACGAGCTGTCCGGCCAGCATGTCCGCCAACGGGGCGATGATCGTCGGCAGTTGCGCCAGGATCGGGGCGAGCGTTGCCTGAAGGGTCTTGCTCAAGGTCTGGACGACCGGTGCGAGCGCGGCGAACACGGTCTGCGCGGCACTGAGTAGCGGCGTCAGCGCAGGCAGGAGACTAGCTGCCAGCTCACCGATCACAGGCAGCATCGGCGCAAGAGCCTCGACGAGCACCCCGACGGCGGCGGCCGCGGACTGGAGCACCGGCCCGAGCGCGCCGATGATCGGCGACAGCCCGGCACCCAACGCGCCGATCAGTGTCTCCGCCGGGCCCTGCAAGGTCGTGAAGATCGGGCCGATCGCGGCGAGCGCCTGCCCGAGGAGCGGCCCTGCGGTCCGCGCCAGGGTGGCCATGACCTGCGACACGGCACTGATCGCGGACTGGAAACCCTCCGTCGCCGTCGCGTCCCGCAGCGTCCCCGTGATCTCCTTCAGCGTCCCAACGAGCCCACCGCCGGCCGCCTGCACGGGGCGCATGATGTTGCCAAGGATCCCGAACACGTTCTGAGCGACCGTGCCCAGGTCGGCCAGCACATCGGCCGCCGTGTTGACCTCGCCGGTCAGCGCTCCGCTCTTGAACGAGGTTGAGATCGTACGAGTGATAGCAGAGGTGAACCGGTCGAAGGCCGGCGCTCCGGCCGCAGCCAACTGGCCGAGCGAGGTGACGATGCGAGCGGGTACGGTCGCCAGGTTGAGCAGGCCCTTGTTGGCGCCCTTCATGGCCTTGCCGAGAGTGCCTTCTTCTGCCAGCGCTCCGGCCGACCCGGCGGCCTCCACGGCCATGGTCCGCAGCGTCGTCGCGGTGGTCCTGAGGTTCTTCTGCAGGGTCGGCCCGGCGGAGGTGGCGAGCTTCTTCAGGACGTCGTCGAGGCCGACGAACAGTCGTTCTTGGATGGACTGCTGGAACTCCCGCAGCCCAGGGGCCATCGAGCGGACTTCGGTGGCGAACGCTCGCGCGGAGGGCGACAGCTTCTTCAGTGCCTCGTCGAACTTCTTCGCCCCGGCCGAACTGCTGTCGAACGCAGCGGTGACGGCGTCCTCCACGCCGACCATGCCGAGCCGGATCGCAGCCTGCGCCTGCGTGACCGCGAGCATGCCGGTGACCGCAACGGCCCCGGCCGGCGCGATGTTCTCCAGGGTGGTGACGATTCCGGCGAGGAGGGGGGCGGCGGTTCCGGCGGCTGCGCCGATCGCGCCGACGCCGATGCCGACCTTGCCGAGGATTCCTGCGGCGGTGCCTGCCGCGTTGGCGATGCCTCTCAGGCTGAGGGTGAAGCGGTTGCCGTTGACGGTCGTGCGGGTGAGGGTCTGGTTGATGGTGTTGCCGCTGGCGACGAAGCGGCCGTTGGGGGCGGGGGTGGTGTTGACCGCGAGGGTGGGGGGGTTGTTGGTGACGGTCCGGTTGATGAGCTGGGTTTCGGAGACGAACCGGCCGCGGACGTCACGGATACGTCCTTGGGCGTCCCGAGAGAAGCCGGCGAGGGCGCGGGTTGCGGGGTCGGTGTCACCGTCGACGCGGATGGTTGCGTTGCCGACGAGGTCGTCGCCTGCGGGGGTGCTCATGTGAGGTTCACCCCCATGGACTTGAGGAAGGTCTGGGATGCGTCTTCGGCGTTGTCCCACCACCAGGGCGCTTTGGGGTCGCGGGCCGGGTCAGGGGCCTTGGGTTCGCTGCCGGGGAGGGGCCAGTTGCGTACGCCGAGTTGCCCGTCGAACCGTTGGCGGGCTCGGTCGGGGTTTTCGTTGTCCCGGACGGGGAGCCGGGTGAGCATCTCGGCGTAGATCCAGTTCAGGAAGCGGTCGGCTGGAAGGTCGCCGGGATCGACACCGTGGGCTGCTGCGCGTCCGTCGAGTTCGTGCCAGATGCCGGGCTGGGCAGCCCAGTGGACGAGTCCGAGGACGGCTCGGTAGGGCGGAGCCCGTACTGCTCCAGCAGCCACTGGATGACGTCGGACGCCTGCTCCAGTTCGATCGGGTTGGCGAGGTCGTCCAGTCGCTTCTGGAACACGCTGTTCGACTCGGGCAGGAGGACCATGCCGAGGGCGTCGGCGAAGACGTTGAGCTGCTCGTTGAGGGGTGTCTTCTCGATGTCGGCGAACCGTGTGGCGAACCGGGCGAGGGTTTTCCCGGGTAGCGCGGTGGCGGCTTCGAAGAGGTCGTCGTCGATACGGAAGACGAGCCGCTCGCGCTTACGGCTGAAGTCCTTGACCGGCGCGGCTTCGGTGGGGATGGGCTGGGTCATGGGGTGGACGGTAGGTACCCCCACGCGAAGATCATTCCGGTGGGTTAGAGAGCCGCGCGCAGAGCCTGCCGGAGAAAATCATTCGGCTTGGTCCCAGGGTGGTTGACGTACCGCGCGTACACGACCTGCCCGTTCACCGTGAACCGCAGCACACCGCCCGGCCTGCGGGGCACGATCCGGTGGGGCCGCGTTCCACCCGTGACGTAAATCGCGGCGGGGTGCCGAACGTTGATGACGCCTCGGAACTCGCCGCCGGGTC